GACACTAAATTAACACCAGAGTACATCAAATCGCCAGAGTTCTTGGCTGAAGCAACTAAAGTACCTAAAATCATTAAAAAGCATTTAACGAATGGGCAGTACTATGCCCCAGCTCACGAAAAGACTTGCCTATTTCTTCATCATACCGCAGGTACTACCGCTCAAGGAGCTTGGGGATGGTGGAATCAGACTCCAGACAGAGTTGGAACACCTTACTTGATTGACAGAAATGGGGACATCTACGAATGTTTTGACCCTAAATCTTGGGCTTATCATTTAGGAATTAAGGGTGATGATGATAGCCAAGAAAAGCAATCAATCAGTATAGAGATTGTGGCTGCGGGCCATTTATATGGTGATGATAACAATATGTTTCTACCATTGTACCCAAATACAGCAGCCGGTAAAAAGATACCTGATAGTGAAATCTGTGTCATAGAAAAAGGATTTAGAGGCTATACCCACTTCCAAGCTTATACAGATGCTCAAATTATATCCCTTTGTCAATTGGTAGGTAAGATTCATGCAGACTTTCCAACCATCCCTTTCCCTTCTACATTCACCGAAAAAGTATTTGAATACAACCCAGATATTATCAATAAAGACCTGAAAGGAGTATTTACCCATACTTCAGTTCGTAAGGATAAGGATGACATTATACCACAACCTAACCTATTGCAGGCTCTAACCAGAGTATTTGGTTTAATGACAAGTAAGACCAAAAAGGGTTAAATCTGGTAGCCCTCGTACGTATGCGCCCGCCTATGGCGCGTGTGTCAATAGAAACAATCAAGATACCATAGCTACTAATACTATACTATAACTAGTAATTAGTAAATACCTAAGGATAGAAGAAAAAAAATAAACAAAAAAAGAAAAAATGACAACGAGAAACATAATTGTACTTACTTTGGTTCTGTGTTTGATGAACCTCGGTATTGGGATATTTGTAGGTTATAAATTGTGTAATAGCCCTATACCTAATAAACCTGGGATAGATTATTGGGACCCGAATTACCATACTGACCATGATACTTCTGATAAACCTATATCGGGAGTTGTAACTGATACTAGTGGGTATAGACCAATAAAACCTAAAAAGGAAACTCATTATAAGCCTGAACCGAAAATACCGATTCAGGTTGTTCAGTGTTCTACCGATAGCCTGATGTTAATTCTGGATTCACTTAAATCCCAAATGATAAAAATCCCAATAACTTTCATCACATCATTTCCCAATAACCCAAAACTGATAGAAGGGTATTTCAGTAAAGATACATTGAGCCTCAGTTTATTATACCCTAACGGAAACTCATCTAAATCCCTATTTGAAATGGATTATCAAAATTATCGGTATCTCTATTCCAATCAAACCCTAAAAGCTGAAAGAATAGAGAAAAAACCTGATATTTCAACAGATAAGAAAGCATATTCAAACTTATTTGTCAATTCTGGCATGATTTCATATACCTATAGTCCTTTTTTAAGTATGAATTATGAATTTCATTGGAAAAAATTAAAATTTGAAACTAGTGCGACCTATTTGATGAAGCCAAATATTCCAATGTTATCCATAGGAGCTGGGTATAAACTTAAATAACTCATGGCTATAGGCTCAAGACAAACCACAAAAGGTGGAATTATTCATCCAAATAGATTAACAACCGAACAATTCGGGATGTTAAGAAAGATGAGTGTAGACCCATTATTCTTTGCAACCTTTATTTATGTTATCCACCCATTGAGGGGTAAAGTACCATTTATTTTATACCCTTACCAAAGAATCACTTTACTCAATTTCCTTCAAAATAGGTTTAACATTGTACTAAAATTTCGTCAGGCAGGTATTACTGAATTAATCTCATTATACTGCTTATGGCTAGCAATGTTTCATCCTAATAAGAATATACTTATTATATCCATTAAAGAAAGGGTAGCCAAAAAAGTACTGCGAAAGATTAAGTATATGTATAAGAATCTACCTGAATGGGCTAAACAACCCGTTGCAAATGGTAGAAGCACAGACATAGGAACAGCCACAGAGCTTGAATTTGCTAATGGCTCCATTATCACTTCCATACCGACTTCCGAGGATGCTGGTCGTTCAGAAGCGGTATCTTTAATGGTAGTTGATGAAGCAGCTATATTAAGACTGATAAGCCGAATCTGGGCTGCAGCGTTCCCTACATTATCAACGGGAGGAGCTGCTATTGTAAATTCTACACCTTATGGAGTTGGAAACTGGTATCATAAAACTTGGGTAGATGCTTGTACTGGAAATTCTAATTTTAACCCAATTAGATTACATTGGCAAATGCACCCAGAAAGGGATGAAACTTGGTATCAAACGATGAGGGCTGAACTAGGACCAAGAAAAACAGCACAGGAAATTGATGGCGACTTTTTAGCATCCGGCAATACTGTATTTGATTTATCAGATATTAAAGCTATTGAGGATATGTTAGATGAATACCAACCCATTGAAAGTAGGGTTGGTGGAAGATTAAGGATTTATAAACGACCCTCCAAAAATGAAGATTATTATATAGGGGGTGACGTAGCAACTGGAAGGGCGGATGACTTTTCAGCTTTCTCAATTATGAATAAGGCTGGAGAAGAATTTGCATCATATAAAGGAAAGATGCCAGTAACCAGATATTCTAACCTATTAATGAAAATTGGCCATGAGTATAATGATGCGTTGATAGCACCAGAGGCAAATGATATTGGGTTGGCAGTTGCTTCTAAGATTGAGGAAGAAGGCTACAACAACATTTACTTTTCAAAATCCTTAATTAGAAAGAAGGGAGAAAAGAAACCCACTGAACAGGAAATATCAGGTTGGTATACTACCAAGAAGAATAGACCCGTAATCATTAATAACCTTGAAGAAGATATAAGGAAAGAGGCTGTAATAATAAAAGACCCGGAATTTACAAGAGAAGCCTATACCTTTATTTATGATTCAAATGGAAAGCCAATTGCTATGGGTAAAAACAATTCAAGCTCTGATTTAGATTTAGACTTAGAGGGTGAAGTATATAATGACGACGCCATCATGGCTAAAGCTATAACAAACCATATCAGACAAACCTCAAATAGAAATTATTTAATACTACCACGATAATGAAAATCCCATTTTTAAACATAGAAATAACAATGTCGAAGGCTTTACCAAAAGACCCTATTGTTAATCCTACATCACGAAGCTCAGTTCCAGAGGGTAAAGAGAGTAACCCATTTTCTACATTGCAGAAAGATAAAGAGGTTATTATGCCTGACTGGGATATATCAATTATCCCTAAGATAAGGGCTTATACTAAAACTAACCCTAATTTCAGTCAAGCAATTAAGAATGTAATTAACCTCGGTAATACCGGTCATAAGATTAAATTTGACCCAAATGTAAAACCCGAACAGGTTGATAAAATGAGAAAGCATCTATTGGCTGCAACAAAGCGTTGGGGCAAACAAATGGGTGCAGCTGGTGCTAATGGAATTACAAACAGAATGATTTATCAAATCATGGTTTCTGGTTCACTAGCACAGGAGAAAGTAATCAATAACACCTACACAGGCATTGCACAAATTCCTTTAATTAAACCAGAAAAAATTAGGTGGGTATTAAGTAAGAATACAGGGTTATATGAACCCTATGAATTTATAGAGAACCCATTTAATTTATCCAAGGGCGTTAAAGATAATTTGTTAATGGGCCAATACAAGAAATTAAACTTTAATACCCTTATCTATTATGGTTTATATTCTGATTCGGAAGTACCATACGGTATCCCCCCTTATTCATCAGCTTTGGCACCTGCAGCTATTCAGGCTAAAATGTTAGATAATATTAGCTTTATTATAGAACAGGTTGGGTTATTAGGTTTTATGCAATTGCTATTGGATAAAGAAAATAAGCAGCCTGATGAAAACAAAGAGCAATACATAGCTAGGATGAATACCCAATTAGATGAGGCTGCAACTAGAATATCTAAGGGTTTAAGAAATGGAATAAACGTAGGTTATAAAGGAGATACTGAATTTGAATTTCACTCAGCCACTAAATCAGTAAGTGGGGTATCTGACCTTTTTAAAGAAAACGA